GACGTGTGCAATGCGCAAGGTGTCCTCGTGCTGCGCGACCAGCGATTGGTATTGGCTGGTTTTTCTTTTCAGCGTCAAGTCACGAATTTTGGCCTGAAAACGGCGCATTACTTCCTGAACTTCGGGCGCAGATTCATGGCGCAACTCAAAATACCAACCGGTGGATGTGCCAACCGGCTTGAATTCCACTTCACGGTTAACGGTTTGTACTGCCGTTTTGATTTCATTCAGATTCATTTCATTTTCCTTTTGTGAAAAAGGTTCCCGGCTCGTCGTGAACCGGGAACAACATGCGCCCCGCGTTGTTAGACCGACGGTGCTTCGACTACTTCTGGCGGTTGTTGCAGACCAAGCGTGAATATCACATGCTTGAAATCTTCGTTGCCGCCTTTCGTGCGCTGTGGGCCAGTAACCAGACCGCGATTGTATTCTTCGCTGCCATCTGCCCAAGTAAATAAGAACGCGTATGAATTCGTGTTGTCGTACGCTGCCGCTGCAACGAACAAATCCATTCCCGCTGATGCGGTATCTTGGAATTCGACGTTCGGATCACCCGCGTTCGCTTCCCCCTTCCCTTTACAAACTACCGGCCGATCCCACGTCGAATCACTTACAACGTTCTGAGTGATGCCGGTCGGGTCGGATGTTACAAGGTTCGGGATTTCCGTGTAGGTCAGATTGGTGAATTCTGACAACGTCAGATCATTGTTCGCGGCGGTCGTCGAAATTGCAAACGTGCCGCCGAAATTTGTGCTACCACAACTTGCCATGATTATTTCCTCCAACTAAAAAATGAATGGTTTCGCGAAACCCAGTTTTGGGGATTCATTCGTGTCATGTCAGCCCTTGATACGGTACAGTCACCGGAATAAATAGGCTGCTGGAATTTTCAACAACGACCGGCGATTGCCACGGACGTTTCAGAACACGCACCGGCCCAATCGTCGATCCTTTCGGGAAAAATGCAATCAATGCATCAGCCAGTTCTGACGGTTCGATCACGCCTTGTCCGGGCCGAAAATAGATCAGGATTTGCAAAAACCCGCGCGTGTCAACACACCCATCATTGTCCCACGCAATGTCGCCCGGCTCGTTCGGAAACACCATCGGCTGCAACCACATTCCACTCTGCGGTGGTGCGCTTTTTATCCCCGGATAAAGGATGGTTGGTTGCGGCGAATAGGTAAACGTTTCAAGTGTTTGGAACGCCGCTTCAATGATGCCAGTTGTACTCATGCCGCCGCCTTGAAAATATCATAGTTGTCCGCATAGTCACCAACCCACAATTTCAATGTGTTGTCTTTGTCGATCATTCCGAAACTGGCTCGGTGTCCAATTCCAATCCCTGCGCGCCCCGGCAATCCTTTGATGCCTATGACATTATGCGCCGATAATAGCATTTTGTTGCCACCGAATGTTTTCCACAGGTTCAAATCAAGCATTTTGGTCATGCCATTGGCACACAAACCTTTCAACAACGTCAACGCTGCACCACGCACGACGGTGGATGCCATTGAACTATGAACCCTGCCGGGCAACACGCGCCAACGTCGGGTGGTCACGTTGTAATAGCGCGCATCTTTTTCACCGATCAATTCGGCGCACGCGATCGCTTCGCGCATCGTGATCATGTAATCCGGCAAATATACGTCGTCATCTTCCAGCACGAATAACGTTGCATCATCCGGCACCAAAACCAAACCGGTCGCCATGCTGGCAGCTTGGGTATTCATGCCCGGTCGCCATCGCCAATCCGGGCGCACCACTTCAACATCAATGCCGGTACGCATGAAAGGAATTCGTGTCGCCGGATCACAATCGTCAACGATGATCCACCGAAACGCGTGCGCATAACTTTGTGCGTTGATGTATTCACCCAACAACGCCAGCCCCTCGGGGCGGTTTCCAGTTGGTGTCAACGCGCAAATGTTCACAACACGGCATCCAACAATTGATCGACTATGTTCACAACATCGTGGTGTTTCAGAACGTGTTCACGCCATGTGTTCGAACCCATCATCATTTCGATGGCATCACGAACGTTTTTGATCGTCGGCGTAACACCGCCACGCCCGGAATAATTGCGCGTCATCGCGCCGAGAACGTCCAAATCCATCAACGGGCCTTGATACGCGCTGCGATGGTCACACAACACCACCGGCACATCACACGACATCGCTTCCAGTGCGGCACGCCCGGTCGCCAGTACACATGCTGATTTTTGCACGCATGCACGCGCGCGCAGTTCGTCATGATCACGCAAATGGCGATAAGACATTTCCATTGCTTGTGCTATGTTGCGCACGAACGGCAATCCTGACCGATAACTGAAACGCGTCAGATGAATTCGCAAGGGCCATTGCCCCGGCCACCAGAATAGGGTGTCGATCGGCTGACGAATGATCGGCCCTTCGCCGTGCCAATGATCGCGGACTTCCTCAGATGTGAACGCCGTCAGATCGTTTGAGGCGGGTTTTTCTGCCGGGATGATACCGTGACATATGTTGATGGTTTTACGACACCACGCGAACGCTCGTGATGTATCAGACGCGTTGGCGATGATACCCAAGTCGAACCCGCCGACCGGGATGCCTTGTTCCGGCCCCCATGTCGTCACATCGTATCCGCGCAACGTCAGTTCATTCGCTACCGTGCGGCACCACGATTGAACGCCACCAATCTGGCGGCTTCCGTGGGGTGCGTGCTTGGCGGCGAGTAGGATTCTCATGGGCCTGTGCTTGTGGTGTTGAATGTAATGCGTTTCGTGACTTCCGTTCCCGCGAGCGGGTTGCCGGTGCCGTCGTCAATAGCCACAGTGACATCGATCACGGCTGACTGGCTTTCACTCACGGCAACTTCGTGTTCGATGTCACAACGAAATAAGTCCATCCAGACATCGAAAGCGGTTGGTGTCGTGCCATATTCACGAATGGTAATTCCAGCCGTATCGCCACTGACCGCCGATGCTTTGAGAACGAATACATCCGTCGCGAAACTGACCGCACGCCAATCAATAACGTCTTCAAACCCCGGTGTGGTTCCACCATCCCAATAACCGCACGTTGAATTGTAAGGATCGGCCACTTTTCCGTTCGCTGATTCATAAAAATAGCAGTTATTAACGACTGAACCTGTGTCGGTTTTTGCCGTCGTAAGCGGTGTTGTATTCCAAACAATTGCGTCAAACCCATAAGGCCAATTGACCAGTGACATTTCCTGATAGATTGTGTCAATGCCATCGGCCCATAAACCCGCGTCAGTTTGCGTGTTATAGGTTGCGTCGGTATGCGTTAAATAAGGCCGTTCATACACAGCGACGTTGACACTGCCGTCGCTAAATCCCATTTCACCCGTGATGTTGTTTCCTTCGAAGGACAAGCGCATGGGGTAAGCATCATTCAAACCTGTCAGCGGGCCAAGACCCGTCATCGTAAAACTTTCAACGAGCGTATGTGTACCGCTAACAACTTTATACAGGCCAAGCACGGGGTCACTTGATGCCGGATTTTTAACAGCCAGTAACCAAAAGTTTCCCGAATCTTGAACACGACCTATAATCCCCCCGGATGCTCCGCTTGTAACATCGAATTCAACGGATACCGATATTTGAAAATCAGAAACTTTGGCATCGATTACAAAAACGCACTCAGGAATAGTTCCAATACGCGATTCAGCTTCTACATTGTTTTGAATCCCCATCCAGCCGTTGTCATATTGACTTTCATCCCAAAAAAGATTGCGCCAGCCGGAAGTGACATCGCCCGCGCCGTCATCGCGTCGATCAATGTTAGGAAAATGATTTGCAAGATCACCATTGGTCCCGTTAAATAAATCCTGAATAATGTAGTCCGTTTTGCCTCGATAAGCAGTAAGGGTGAAAGGATAAACAACGACGGTCGAAAGATCAGGCGCACCACCGCCGTCATCTTTTGCAATGCTTACATCAATTGTAATTGCTTCTGGGATTCCATTAACTACCCGGTGGGAGAATTCCAATTCCCAGTTGTCCCATAGATCAACCCACGCACCTATCGTGCCGCCCTGCCCCCATACCAGATTGGTGGCACTTTGCGTTCCGGATATAACGCTGGTCTTTTCGACTTTTGCCCATATCTGGTCGATTCCAGTATGCTCGACTTCTGTGAACCGTTCGTAAAAGTACCACTGGTTGATCGGCTCAACGCCCGCCGGATAGGAAAAATCGAAACCACCGCTACCGGGTGCTGATGAATAAAAATCAAGCTGAATGAAACCCCAGCTGGAAGCGGCTTCTGGCCTCAAATCAAAGGCCATAAACTCAGAACCCGACGGGGCAACAGGTGATTTAATCAGAATTTGTGTCATGATATTTTTACCAACTTGTCCAGATCACATAACCGATAAGGGTGACTTTCAACCATTGACCGGCGGCAGTTGAACCGACGCCATTCACGTCAATGGTGATCACCGAACCTGTGTTTAAAATCGTGTAAGGCGCGACCGGATTCCCAGCGGTTGATTCACTGGTCAACGTGCCGTCTGGGATGATTAAGCCACCACTTTGTAAAACGGAATATCCACCTTCCTGAATATCCAGCACGATGTCGGCACCGGTCGGTGCAACGAACACATCCGCGCGCACATCCAACAACACGAACGAATATGGCATGGCCCAATATTCCACGACATCCGCGACCTCAATATCTACGCCTTTGCCGGTGCAACCGACGACGAACGCTTTCAATTCAGCATCTTCAATCGCGCCAGCAACATAAGCGAAATTTGTATTGACCGTTTGAAACGCCGTGCGCGCCGGATCACCGGTGTTATCACCGGGCGCTGAACCTACATTGATGGCTGTTAAAGTTAGTGGCATACGTCCTCCAAAAATTGTTGTGGTGTCATGCGTTCAAAACATTTCAATGCGGTCGCACTACTCAAATTTATGACACGCACACCTTTATCACTTAAATCTTGCGCGGTACGAGTCATCAACCGCGGCCATGCTTGAATACCACCTGCGTTCGCCATGTTGGTTCGCCTACCGTCTTTTCCCATCTTTGGATGGTCAGCATGGAAGTGCGATTTCGCCGCCGTGCGCTGCTGATCGAATCCGAGCAACGCGATGTTTTGAAAACCTTGATCGACCGCGTATTGAATCGCCATGTGTCCGCTGTTGCCACCGGTGCGCGGCCAATTTTTCCCGCGCCATAATTCAACACCCGGCGCGTTATGTGTACGGCTGACGCGCTTGCCTTTATACCACGTTACCTTGGACGCATAATGCCGCCACCAAACCGAATCGGCAGCGAACAAATAATCAGCCCACGGTGTGTAAAATATCCCGCAATTGACAGCGACCGCGCTGACTTTGTTTCGGAATAATTCCACGTCATCACGTCGCAATGATGGGCCGGATGCGACGATAAGGCACCATTCAACCATAACCAGCTTCCACTTTTTTGACGGCCTTTCTCGCCGTTTGATCCCACTTGCCAGCGGCTAACCTCATGAACCCATATTTGGCTTCCATTGCACGCGCGTAAACGGCTGTCCAACCGACATACAACGGCGTTCCATTATTCGGATTCCATTTCAACAACGTGACCGATACAGATTCACCGGCAACATTTTCCATTGATGAAAACTTTTTCTTGCCACCATGTGCGCCTGTGTTGGTGGTCGGCCCGGACGGCATCGTGTTCGTTGCCGCTTGAATACTTGCGCGCAAAAACCCGGTATCAATCGGCATGTGACCACCGCTGTTTTTGGGTCGTTGCGCCATAGACACGGTGTCCTGAACCGCCGTTCTTGCGATCGCGCGCATGCGTCCTTCATAACGTTTGGTCAATTCGTTTACTTGTGCGGAGAATTTTCCCATCACGCCGCCTTTTCGACCGCCGCAAAATCGATTTGATGTTCGACCCAACAGCGGCAATTGATGGTTTCGGACGGGTCACCATCACCGGGATATTTCAACACCGCACCGGTCAGCGGGTTGGTGAAATATTCATCCAATCTGGCTTCGGTGCCGTCCATCATCAAATGGCCTTCACGTTCGTTTTGGCTGAAACTGTGTCGCCAGATACGAACGATTGAGTTCGACGGTGCCAGCCCTTCGTCTACAACCTGACGCAATGCTTCATCAGCAGATTCATTCATCGCACGCAACGCCTCAGTGCGTCCTATCGTGTCGCCGCGATGTTTCAACAATCGATCTTCATACCGGGCAGCAATCTTTTCCCGCATCGCTGCCGGGATGGGTGTTTTCGATGCAATGGCTTTTTCAATCGTGCTGTTGAAACGTCGATCAGCCAACGTGAAGCGCGGATTCATTTTTCCGGTAAGACGATCCTTGATGAAATATGCGCGCGGATCGTTTTTAAGAATGTCGCGCATGTGATCCAATGCTTTTGCTTGTGGCCCGCTTAAACCGATCACACCACCGGCTCGACGACCGGTTTCTTTTGATATGCGCCCGACAATATCCAACGCCATCGACCGAGGGTTAGCACCGCGCGCCATGCCGCTTTGCAGCATCGTTTGAATCGCTTCAATTTGTTGCGTGCGCAAACTGCCAGTGATCAGTTGCGATGAATTATTTCGCAACCATGTTTCTGCGCGCGGGTTGTTGATGTTGAACGTCATGCCGTACTTTTTTGGGACACTGTTGGTCAAGGCGAATGCCCCGCCTTTTGCATATGCTGAACGTATTTGTTCCGTCATCCCGGCCCACATCCCTTCACTGAATCCTGACGCTGCCATGATCGCATCTACATTGCCGCTTTCGATCGCGGCTACTAATTGGGTAATGTTCGCACGACCTTTGGCAGAATTGACCGCTTCGGAAAACGCACGTTTGACCGGCCCTTCCAGTTCACGCAGGAACGCGTTGATGGTGGCGCGGTTGGTCGGCATTACGGGACATCCGATTTCATCGTGTCAACGCGAAACGTAGCGCGAAACATTTTGACTCGATCCGGGCCATGTCCCTGATAATAATAGTGGCCCATATGCGCGATCTGATGACCGATCATCTTGCCGTCACGCGTGAAAATCACGCCTTCGCCATTGATGTTTCGCACCACCAATTCCACCCGTTCGATGCCGTCAACATTGACCGGGGCCAATTCTTCGCTGACACTCATTTTCGTGCGTGGACTTTCCATAACACCACCACTGGACCCGGTTTTAGCGGGTCGATTCGTATGATTTGAT